CAGGCATCAAGAACATAAAACGCAGCTCTAATAAAAACAGCTGGCATTCTCTTATCATAATTCTTATAATCTCCTGCGATTATTCTATCCTTTCCAAATTGGCAAACATACTCATAAATATCTTGCCATTGGGTTCCATGATCCATAGATACAGCACACTCACTTATAAAATTGTACTTTTGGATACAGGCTTGAATCCCTAAATATTGCTCTCTAACCACCACTGAAAATACAGCATCACTTGCTGTAAAAACTCTAGTTTCAGCAGATTGTATTTTCTTCAATTTTCGAGGTTCATCCTTCAATGTTCCATTGAATAAAATGCCTGCGGTTTCATCAGCCGCAAATATCCTCTTCATGGTTAAATAGTCCTTATACAAGTCTGCATTGAAACTATAATCACCAGGAACTCCCTCAAAGTATCTTCTCTTGGGTCCAGGATACAAAAATCCACCACTAGTGGACATAGGAAGAGAGTTGATATAAGTATTACCAACTTCTCCATTTATGGCCACATGTAAAGATCTATTTTCAACTCCTTCTAGCCAAGAAATATCTCTTGTGGTTTCTTGCACCATAGAATGAGCTACATGCAATACATCACAAGAGTTGAAAAAGGGGGAAACATTTCCCTGAACATCACAAGCTAAAGTAAAGGGATTATACCAAATACCATCCCTTTCAAAAGCTTGCATCACAGGTGCACCAAAAGGTAAGTCATAAGACATTCGTCTACAGATTTCGTCACACGCTCGCGTCTTCTTAATCTTTGACTTTCTTGTCACACCGTGGGCAAAAGATCCAGCCAAAATTCCATTGCTATCACACCAATGATGCACGCCTTTGGAACTAGCTTGGCCCAACCTCCCACTACTAGAGGTACCTTTTGCAAACAACATGTTATCACCTTGTTCACTCATGGCTAGCATGGGAATTGGCAGGTTGTCAAATAGTTTTTGTGACAATTGTGTAGTCACACATTCTTCCATGACAGGGGAACCTGCTATATGCATTCCAGTGATACAATACCCTCCACCAATCAAAG